GCAAGAAGTCCCTCGAACTAAGTACCGGTGAGCGGTACAAGGTGCAGGCCGCGAATCGTCGCGGTGGTCGTGGCCTCTCGGGTGATCTGGTCCTCATGGACGAGTTGCGTGAGCATCAGTCATGGGACGCGTGGGGCGCGGTCACGAAGACGACCTTGGCTCGTGCCCATGCTCAAGTCTGGGCTGCATCAAACGCTGGTGATGCTGCGTCGATCGTGTTGCGGTTCCTGCGAAAGATCGCCCACGTCGCACTCGGCGACCCGGATGGTTTGCAGGACGTGACCGATGCGGCGCCGGAGGATACCGAGGTCGCTGACGCGCTTGAGGATGACGACTCGCTTGGCATCTTCGAGTGGTCTGCTCCTCCTGGCTGCGCACTCGATGACCCGGATGGGATCTCGCAAGCGAACCCGTCGCAGGGTCACACGATCACAGATCGGGCGATCAACGGCGCGCGTCGAACGGATCCCGAGTGGGTCTACCGCACAGAGGTCCTGTGTCAGTGGTCGGACGGTTCCCTTGAGGGTCCGTTCCCTCCCGGCACTTGGGAGGCGGGCACGGTCCGACCTCCTGCGCTGCCGGCCATCGTCGGCAAGGTCAAGGCGTGCGTGGACGTGTCGCACGACCGGTCCCGCGCGCACATCACCTTCGCTGGGATCAACGATCGGGGCCGACCTCAAGTCGAGGTCGTAGCCTCCCGTGCCGGTGTCGAGTGGGTGCTGCCTTGGCTGCAGGACCCGAGGCGCGTTGACCTGATTGAGGCTGTGACGGGTCAAACTCGTGGCGCTCCGGTGTCCGGGTTGCTGATTGACCTCGCGGCGGCTGGGGTGCCGATTGTCGACTGGCAGGGTGCAGACCTTCCTGCGGGGATGGGCGCGTTCTACGACCTCGTGCGCGACAACGGTTTCGACCATCTTCCCCAGCCTGTCCTTGACGTGGCAGCGGCAACCGCAGTGACCAGGCCGTCTGGTGATGGGTGGCTCTGGGATCGGCGCCATTCACCTACTGACATCGCCTCACTGATCGCCGCGAACGGTGCGATGTGGTTGCTCGGGCGTCCGGTCGATAAGCCGTTCGTGAGCAAGTACGAATCCGAAGACCTCGCGGTCGTCTGATCGAAGGAGTCCTCGTGAATCGTCGTGACCGGCTCCTGCGTCAGGTCCACCTTCAGAGGTTCATCGTCACCCTCACCTCAGGGGAGACGTTCGACGGGCTCCTGGCCGACGCGGACGACAACTCCGTGAAGCTGGTTGGCGCGTTCGCCATTGATGAGAAGAGCCGCGAATCGGTCGACGGGGACCTGTACCTGCCGCGTGCCCGGATCGCCTACATGCAGAACCCGGAGGGCCGACCGTGATCGTCAGCAACGGCACGACCCTTGACTTCGCACCACAGGCCCTTGGTGAGACGGTTCCGAGCCTGAGTAACGGCTATTTCTACGCCGCGAATGGCCTTGATCTGTCGGGGAAGTTCGCGACGTATGCGGCGCTGTACCGGGCTCAGCCGTCCATCGCTACTGTCGTGAACAAGATCGCGAAGTCCGCGGCCCGGCTGACGATCAAGGTGTGGGACAACACCCCGAAGACGGGCAAGGTCCAGGACACGACGTCGGCGTATGCGCGGCTGATCGCGAACCCGTCAACAGAGTTGAGCCCGTTTGCTTTCTGGCGTTGGACGTTCGCCACCTATGAGACGTTCGGTGAGGCGTTCTGGTACAAGCAGCGCGCGGGCAAGGACGCGTTTGGTCGCCCGTCCGGGCCTGTGGTGAACCTGCTGCCGATGCACCCGTCGCGTACCGCTGTCCACCGTGACGCGAACGGCGCTGTGGAGTACATCTTCACTCTCGGCGTCGCGTCCGCGGGGATCCTGAAGGCGCCGGCCGATGACGTTGTCGCGTTCTTGCAGTACAACCCCGACTCGCTGATGCGTGGCCTGTCCCCGCTTGAGCCGTTGCGGACAACGCTGCTGAATGAGGACGCAGCGCGGCGTGCCACGGCGTCGTTCTGGGGGCGTGGACTGCGGCCGTCCGTCGTCGTGACGCACCCCGGAGAGCTGTCTCAGGACGCGAAGGACCGGCTCAAGGTGAGCATCGACCTACGTCACGCGGGCGCCGACAACATGGGCGGCTCACAGATCCTCGACGAGGGCATGACCATGCAGGTCATCCAACTGTCGGCTGTGGAGATGCAGTACATCGAGAGCAGGAAGCTGAACCTGCAAGAGGTTTGCATGGTCTACGACATCCCGCCGCCGGTGATTCACATTTTGGACCACGCGACATTCAGCAACATCACTGAGCAGATGCGCTCGATGTACCGCGACACGATGACTCCCAGGCTTGAGGATGTCGAGTCTGTCATCGACTTCTCTTTGCGGGGCGAGTTTGGCTACTCGATCGACGAGCGCAGGGCCACGTTTGCTCTGGATGAGGTGCTACGTGGCGACTTCGAGGTTCGGGCGGTGTCGGTGGGCAACCTGATCGAGAAGGGCATCATGAAGCCTTCCGAGGCGCGCCCGATGTTCGACCTGCCGGACGCTGGTCCTGGCGCTGACAAGTTGTATGCCAACGCGGCGTTGCAGGAGTTGGGCACGCCCATGCGGCGCGTCTCGATTACGGAGTCGGCCTCGCCGACTTCTGATATGAACGCTGAAGCGGCCGCTACGGCCGCCGCCGCGGATGAGTCGTCCGCTGGCGACCCTGCGGCTGCAGGGAAGGCGATTACGCGCGCGTTGATGGGCCGTGTGGGCCGTAAGGCGACGGCGAAGGACATCCGGTCCGGGCTGGTCGTCGGGCATCAGGTGGAGCTCGACAAGTTCTTCGCCCGCCAGCGCGCGTCCGTGAAGGCTGCCGTCTCCAAGAAGGCATACGTCATGCCCGCGTCATGGGATGGAGACCTGTCCACGGTCCTGGGGTCGCTGTCCACGGCGACAGCCAAGGCGCTCGGGGCGAAGGTTGCCGCTGACCTTGGTGGGACCTACGACGGCGCGGATATCGCGGACTGGCTGGATGCGAACTCGAAGGCGACGGCGAAGCGGATCAACGCGACGACGGCGGACGAGATCGCAGCCGCGCTGGAGAACGCTGCCGACGATGAGGACCCCGGCGACACGATCGACGGCCTGTTCGACGGTGAGGTCGCGGCCCGGTCCAACCAGATCGCGCTGACTGCCGTCGCGGTGGTTGGCGGGTTGGCTTCGCAGGTCGCCGCCCGGCAGTCGGGCGCGAAGACGAAGACATGGGTTGTCACTTCAGGGAACCCGAGGTCGCTGCATTCGGCGATGGACGGTGAGACGGTTCCGCTCGGCGAGACCTTCAGTAATGGGATGGACGGCCCGGGAGATTTCTCCGGTGGTGCCGACGAGGTAGCGGGTTGCCAATGCGACCTCCAATTCAGCACGGACTAGGGCGCCTACATCATCCGCCCGAACCATGCGCGGTCCCAAAGGCCGAGTCTCAGACCAAGGCGGGAATCGGCAACCTTCATCAGCACGTCATACCGAGCCATTCGCATCGACCGCATGGGGTACAGGAACTTGGAGATCGTCAAGTGTCTGCGCTCGAACCGTCCACGACGGTCCACGTACAGCATCCGCTGGTACTCACGCCACTGCGCCCATGACCATCGGACTGGGGTGACCATGACTCTCATTCCGAAGCCCTGGAAGCGCTGGGCTAAGTAGTCTCGGCATCCGTCGCACACGTATCCGTGCAGCATGTCGGACGCTGACAGGCCGTTGATCTTCCCGACCTGCGGATCGAACGCCGTAGCGAGGTAGTCCACGGCGATCGCTCCGCACATGGAGCACTTGACTGATTCGGGGATGCGCCGCCACGGCGGCAGGTTGACGGTTGCCTCGCTCATTTCGTGTACCTCTCTAGGAACTTACGAACGGCCTCGCTGACCGTCTCTCCGCGCTGGTCTGCTCTCGCTTTCGCGGCCTTCCATAATGACCCGCGAACACGGATCACTCGGTTCTCCATTCGCTCTCTCACCATGCGCTGAGTCTATCAGTCGCACATGCAACCGCATAGGCACGCCACGCTAAGGAGCCACCATGAACATCACCCGCAAGGATGCGACGATCACCAACACGGACGACGCCTTCCCAGGCGAGTTCGAGGTGGTCCTGTCTGCCCAGACCCTCGATCGCGACGAGGAGACATTGCTCCAGAAGGACTGGAAGACGCCGCTTCCCGAGTGGATCACGTTCGACTCCGACCACGGCATGTCTGTGGCCACGACCGTGGGATCAGGTGAGCCGACCTTCAACGACGCGGGCGACATCACAGTGCGCGGCACCTACTCCTCATTGCAGCGCGCGCAGGACGTCCGGACTCTGGTCAACGAGAAGCACATCCGCACAGTGTCGGTCGCGTTCATGTCGGCACCAAGCACCGCGAAGGGCGCTCCGAAAGGCGCGAAGGTCCGCGAGCTGCTCAACGGCGCGTTCGTGGCCGTGCCCTCCAACCGTGAGGCGCTGATCCTGTCCTCCAAGGGCATGAAGACCGGCGCGCGCAACAGCGCCTCGGACGCTGAGCACATCCAAGCCATGCACGACCACACCGCGGCGCTCGGTGCGTCCTGCCCGACTCCGGCGAAGTCCGTCAGGACAGTGACGCTCAAGAGCGTCGACGGATCCCTCGAGGCTACACAGGACCGCGCCCGTGATGCCCTCTCGGACGCCTACCCGGGCGTTTACACGTACCTCCGCGCTACGGTGCCCAGCGGCACCGGTGGCGGCACGCTGGTCTTCGGTGTCGAGGACGACACCTCCAGCATGGAGTCCTTCAAGCAGGACTACACAGACGACGGCTCGGTCATCACCCTCATCGGTGAGCGGTCAGCCGTGGACTTGGTCGAAGTGATCAAGCCCGACCCCGACGAGAGCACCGAACCACCCGCCGCCGCCGATGTCGCCGCCGCAGAAGTTGCCGCCGCGAAGTCCGCCGCCGCCGATGAGTCCGACGCGCTCGACGTGCAGTGCCGGTCACTACAGGCGCAGGCAAGCGCCTACGTGACCGAGTAGCACCCCCATTCACAACAGCCCCGCCGCGTGCGGGCTGTCAAGCATGCCCAAGGAGGCACGCAATGAGCGTTATCGAAGCGAAGAACGGGATGCGGACCCTCGCCCTCAAGGCGAAGGAAACCGTGGCCGATGCCACTCTCACGAACGCCGAGAAGAAGACGGTCCTCGATCAGGTCGAGGTCGACCTCAAGGCGTTCTCGGACACCATCGCAGTCCACGAGCAGGCCCAGCGCCTGATGGTGGGCGGCGAGTCCGCAGACGACGCCAAGAGCGGCGCCGAGCAGGCCGTCACCAAGTCCCTCGGCCAGCAGGTCATCGACTCGGACGGCTACAAGTCGATGATGAACGGCCAGTCCAAGGGTGTCACTGTTGAGCTCAAGGTTGCCGGGACCATCGACGAGGGTGTCATCCCCGCCTACTCCGGTGGCGCTGGTCTGGCTGGTCAGCTCACTGCCCCGCAGTTCCTGCCGGGTATCGTCCCGCTGAAGTTCCAGCCGCTGACCGTTGAGGACCTCCTCGCGTCAGGGACCACAGGGGCCTCATCCATCTCCTACGTCATTGAGGCTGCGTTCCAGGACCTCACTGCGATGGTGCTGGAGAAGGGTGTCAAGCCTCAGCTTGACCTGACCCTGGCACGCAGGCAGGACAACGTCGGGAAGGCCGCGAACGTCGCGAAGGTGACCGACGAGATGTTCCAGGACGCGCCACAGTTCCAGTCGTACCTGCAGAACCGGATGATGTTCGGCGTCCGGCGCGTCAAGGAGTCCCAGCTGCTGAACGGCTCCGGGATCGCCCCGAACGTGCAGGGCCTCCTGCAGCGGACGGGTCTGGCCACGGCGGTGGTCACGGTGACCCCGCTGACCGCGGTCAAGGCGTTGGAGGGCATCTTCAACCAGATCACTGCCCTCCGGGCCGTGTCGTTCGTCGAGCCGGATGCGATTGTCATCCACCCGACGGACTTCCAGACGATCCGTCTCGGCAAGGACAACAACCTGCAGTACTACGGTGGTGGCCCCTTCACGGGCGCCTACGGCAACTCGGGTCCGTCCAACGTCTCCGAGATCTGGGGCCTGAAGACGGTCGTCACCACGGCCATCGCTCAGGGCACCGCGCTCGTCGGCGGGTTCCAGGAGTGCGCTCAGGTGTTCAACCGCCAGGGCATCACGTTGGAGATGACGAACAGCAACGTCGACGACTTCGTGAACAACCTGCTGACGCTTCGCGCCGAGAGCAGGTTCGCACTGGCTTGCTACCGTCCTGCCGGTTTCGGCAAGGTCACGCTGACCGCCTGACGGTTGGTGTTTGGCGAGGCCCCGGCAAACGTCGGGGCCTCAGTCATACCTGCCCGTCACTCAACCGCTCAACGAAGGAGCACCATGCCCACTGATTACTGCGAGGACTACGAAGAGCTCACTGGTCTGAAGCCGGACGGTTCCCCCGTGAAGACGGAGGTCGTGGCGAAGGTTGTCACGGCGCCTGTCAAGGCTGAGCCGAAGACCACGCCTGCCCGGACCAAGGCACCCAAGGCTAAGTGATGGTTGCCCTTGCCATACCCACAGACCTGGGGGCGTTTCTCAAAGAGACCATCGACCCCAGTGACGCGTCCGCGCTGTTGATCCTTGACATCGCGTCGGGCATGGTGAGGGACCTTCTGGAGCTGAACAGCTGGTCGTTGGACGCGGTGGCGGCCGATGTGGTCCTGCTGGACCCGATCAATGGTCAGAGCGCGTTCCTGCCTCTGCCAGTTACGGCCGTGACGCTGCTGGAGACGTTCGACGGGACCGTGTGGACCACGGCGGACCCGACCACCTACACCGTGTCGAAGCGTCTGGGGATCATCTCAGCGCTGCCATGGACGGGTGTGACGTGGCCGTACCTGCCGGAGACGTGGCGGGTCACCTACGACCACGGGTTCGCTGTGCTCCCGAGCTCCATCCTTGGTGTGGTTCTCGGTGTCGCTGCCCGCGCGTGGGCCAATCCTGGGGGGACTGTCGCGTCTGAGACGTTCGGCCCGCACGCGGTGAAGTTCGCGATGGAGGCTGGTGGGTTCAGCCCGATCGAGGAGAAGGCGCTTGCGAAGTACGTGAATCCGAGAGTCGCATGAGGCCGCCCGGCAAGGAGACTGTCACGCTGCTGCGGGACTCCCCTGGTGGGTTCGACCCCTACGGCGACCCGATCCCCTCCACGACAGCGCGCATCGACGTGCCCCGCTGCCTCATCTCCCCAACCGTGTCCACCGAGCCCGTGATCCGCGGCCGGTACGGCGTCATCACCGGGTGGACGATCCACGCTCCCGCTGGTACTGACGCACGCTTCACGGACCAGGTTGAGATCCCGCGTGAGGGAACCATCGTCTGCCGGATCGACGGCGAGGTCGGCGACTGGCAAGGACACGTGGTCGTCATCAACGCAGTGAGGGCGGTCGGCTGATGGCCTCCACGATCAAGTTCGACTGGGCCGAGGTCAACAAGGCCATCTATGACCTCATGCATGTCCCGGTTGACGAAGCGGCAGCGAAGATCGCCGCGAACGTCGACGTCGGCACTGTCACCGACGCGAAGGTGGGCGTCAGGTCCGAAAAGACTGGGTGGGGCTGGCCGGTGGCGCGGGTCACGATCATGCACCCGGCTGGAATGGCGATGCAAGCGAAGGACGGCACTCTGACCAAGGCTGCCGCCTCTATTGGCCTCGAAGTGAAGTCGAAGGCCTCGGAGTGAAGCCACTCGCGATACCTCCTGACGCCGAGCATGTCGTCATCGACTACCTGACGCCTGCTCTGCTGGCACGCGGGCAGGACGTGACCTGCGGCGTGAACATCCCGACGACGTGGACCACGACCACGAAGCCTCACGTCCAGGTCGCTCTTGACGGCACACCGATCGTGGAGTACCCGGTCCTGTGGCGTGCCTCGATCCGCGTCACATGCTGGGCGTCCTCCACGACCGCAGCGAAGGCGCTGGTGGCCCTGGCGCACGGGCTGATGCTCCAGCACCCCGGCAGCCCTGAAGTCGGCTCAGTGAGGCCCCTGACCGGCACCCTGCCTACCCGGGACTCCGTGACTGGCGCGCAGTTGGCCAGCGTGACCGTGCAGGTCAACCTGACCGGCACCGTCCTCGTCTAGCGACGACATAGAACCCCCCCGCCTTCGGGTTGGGAGTGCAACAAACAAACACCCACCAGAAGGAGAGATTCATCATGTCCGGTGACCCAACAAAGGCCAGTCTGTGGGCCGACGCAGACGTCTACATCGCGGCAGTCGGCTCCCCGCTTCCCGCGGATGCCTCTGCCGCTTTCTCTGGCGCGTGGACCCTCGTGGGCCTGCTCGACGGCGACAAAGGCTTCGTGCACTCCCGCAACCAAGACGTCAAGGACCACTACGCCTGGGGCGGCATCCTCGTCGCCACCACACGCGCGAAGTACAAGCAGTCCGTGAAGTTCACCGTCCTGGAGAACAACGTCACCACCCGGTCCCTGATCTGGCCCGGTTCGCCTGTCGGTCAGATCATCGTGCCCAAGCCGGGCGACATCCTGGTCGCATTGGAGACCCGCCAGGGCGGCAAGACGCACCGGCTCATCTCAGCCAACCGCGCACAGGTCGACGTCTCCGGTGACATCGCAGAGAACGAGACGGACATGACCGCCGTGGAGCTCGAGGCGACGGTCTACCCCGACAGCACGGGCCTGCTGTTCATCGAGCAGGGCAAGCCGAACATCGTCTCCATCGCGCTGGCCCCGTTGACGTTGGCGTTGTCCCTGGCGGGTTCGAAGATCAAGACGATCGTCGCGACTGCCACCTACTCGGACGCGACCACGGGCGATGTGACGCTGGCAGCGAACTGGGTTTCAGGTACTCCCGCGAATGCGTCCGTCGTGGATGGTTACGTGACTGGGCTGGTCATCGGCACGTCGAGCATCAGCTGCAGCTACGGGGGCGTGACCAGCACCGCGCCTTGCGTGGCGACGGTCTCTGCCTGATCCACCTGATCGACCGGCCGGGAGTTCTGTCGCGGTTCGCCCGGTCGGTCTTCACCCCTGAACTGCGACAACACCACGAAGGAGAACCGCGTCATGCCTGAAATCCCCAAGGGCGCAACCGTGCCCGACGATCACAAGAAGCCCGCCGTGCAGCTCGAGGCCGAGAAGGTTGAGACCACTGAGGTGACCTGGCGCGGCCACACATTCACGGTCGCAACAGACCCCGACGACTACCCCATTGCGGTGGTCATGGCGTTCGAGAATGGCCGGAACCTCACCGGGTTGGAGATCCTCTTCGGGCCGAAGCAGTGGGCCGAGTTCACGAAGATCGCGAAGACCAAGCGTGACGCTACGTCCCTTCTGGAGACGATGGGCGAGGCGCTCGGGTTCTTGGGGGACTAGGAGACCTCCTCCGTCTCCTCCGCGCATATGCGGACGCGGTGGAGGTCGACCTATCGCGTTACCACCAGATTGACTACCGGGACCGGTGGCGTTTCGACGAGAACGGTTGCCGCAAACTCACGTTGCGGATGATCGCCGTCCGGGTCAAACACCTGCCCGCGGACTCCGCGACAGCCATCGCTACGGGTGGCACCGGGTGGACTTTGACGGATCACCTGCTCGCGGACGTGTTCCATGCGACCGGTGGCAACCCGCACCCGTGGAAACCCAAGCAGGCCAAGGGTTCTGACCCTGCCCGCGAGAAGGTGAAGCAGGCGGCGAGGGCAAGGGCGCGCGAGCGGCAACGGGCTATCGACGCCGGCGAAATCACATGACGAGAGGGAGTGGCTGAATGAGCAATATCGGTTACTCCACTTTGAGTGTGATCCCGAGCGCGAAGGGTTTCGGCGCGGCGCTGACCAAGGGCATCGCCCCGGAGATGGCTGCGGCCGGTAAGGCCAGCGGCGGCGCGTTCGCCAAAGGCATGAAGGCATCGGCGGCCACTGCGGCCATCTTCGTCGGCATCGGTATCGCGTCGCTGAAGATGGGCGCGGACTTCCAACTGGCCACTACCCAACTAGTCACGGGCGCGGGTGAGTCCGAGAAGAACATCGAGATGATCCGTCAGGGTCTGCTCGCGATGGCACCCGCTGTGGGTATGGGGCCTGAGGCGCTGGCCAAGGCCATGTTCTTGGTGGAGTCTGCGGGCTTCCATGGCGCCGCAGGCCTGCTGGTGATGAAGGCCGCAGCGGAGGGCGCGAAGATTGGTGGCGCCGACGCGACTGTTGTCGCCAACGGCCTGACGACGGCGCTGACTGACTATCACCTTCCTGCGTCGAGGGCTGCGACTGTCACCTCGCAACTCACTGCGACTGTGGCTGCTGGCAAGACGAATATGGAGGGGCTGACTGGTTCGCTGTCGGCTGTGCTGCCCGTTGCTGCAGCTGCCAAGATCGGGCTGTCTCAGATCCTTGGTGCGATGGCCACGATGACAGGGCAAGGGATCTCTGCGGAACAGGCAGCCCAGAATCTCGCCAACACGATTCGCAGTCTCCAGCACCCTTCCGAGGTCTCCAGCAAGACGATGGCTGCGATGGGCCTGAACTCGACCACGGTGGCGCAGCAACTCGGGACGAGGGGCTTGACTGGCACCCTCGCGGAGTTGACGGGCGCGATTACCAAGCACATGGGTCCTGCCGGGCTTGTGCTGCAAAACGTCTTCAACCAGTCCGCTCTGGCTGCGCAGTCCGCGGACATCATGCTCAAGAACCTCCCTCCGTCGATTCAGAAACTGGCGCAAGGGTTCGCTGCGGGCACGGTCACCCAAGGCGAGTGGATGAAGGCAACCCGGAAGATGCCTGCGTTGCAGGGCAGCCTCGCCAAGCAGTGGGCCGCGACAGAGAAGCAGGCTCACGGGTTCAATGACACCCTCAAGGCTGGTGGCGGCCCTGCGAAGACGTACAGTGCCGTTCTGGCTGACATGCTCGGTGGGGCGACTGGTCTGAACACAGCGCTTGCGCTGACCGGCCCGAACATGAGCACGTTCACGACGAACACCACGAACATCGGCAAGGCTGCCGCTGAGGCGGGCGGTAATGTCAAGGGATGGGCGCTGACCCAGCAGGACTTCTCTGTGAAGATGGATCAGGCCAAGGCAAGCGTCTCTGCGATGGCCGTCAAGATTGGCACGGCACTGATCCCGTCCGTGCAGGCGCTCCTGGCGGATGGTGTCCAGCTGAGCACCTGGCTGGGCAAGCACAAAGACGTGACATGGGCGATAGTCGGCGCCCTTGGTGCGTTCGCTACGGCCTCGATCGCAGTGAAGGTTGCATCCTTCGCAGCGGCGACCGCCCAAGGAGTGTGGACGGCGGCTACGGGTGTCGGCACGGCGGCCATGTGGCTGTGGAATACGGCAGCCATCGCCTCCCGAGCCACAACCGTTGCGCTCTGGGCAATGTATGCGGCTGACGCTATAAGGGGCGCCGTACAGACGGAGCTTGCTGTTGGTCGCATCGTGGTGGCCTATGCCACCGAGAAGGCGTCCGCTGTCTCGTCGGCCGTTGTCTCCGCTGCGGCGTGGGTCGCTCAGGGCGCACGCACCGTCGCGATCATTGCCGAGATCACAGTACAACTGGCCATCCAGAAAGCGGCCATGATTTCAACTCGTGCCGCCGCGATCGCAGTAGCCGTGGGTAGCGGGATCTGGACTGCCGCCCAGTGGCTCCTGAACGCCGCGTTGACCGCGAACCCGATCGGCATCGTCATCATGGCCATCGCTGCGCTGGTCGCGGGCATCATCTGGGTTGCGACGAAGACCACATGGTTCCAGACGATCTGGGAGTACACCTCTCACGCGATCGGTGCCGCGTGGACGTGGCTGTGGAACACGATCCTCGCTCCCGTGATCCGTTTCATGATCAACGGTTTCGCCAGCATCACGAGTGGCATCGCCAACATGCTGCACATCCTGTCTAACCTCCCCAATTTCGAGTGGGCGAAGACTGCCGCGGACAAGATGGACGCCGCCGCAGGGAAGGCTCGCGGTCTGGCCAACAACATCAAGGACATCCCCAAGAGTGTCCCTGTCAGTGTCCGCTTCACTGACAACTTTTCGGTCATCGGTCAGCATGTCGCGTCGCTGATCAACAGCAAGAACAAGCTGGCTGGGATGGGTATCCATCTCGCCAGTGGCGGTGTTGTTCCTGGCTCAGGATACGGCGATACTCAGCCGGCGATGCTGACGCCTGGCGAGTTCGTGGTGCGCAGGGACGGCTCCAATATTGCGGACGCGTTGAAGCACTTCGGCGCCAAGGCTGTCACACCTGTTGCCGGTTTCGACTACGACCGACTGGCAGAGGCAGTATCTCGGCGACAGATCAAAGCCGTAATCTCGGTCGGCTCTGTCGATCGCGCACTAGGTGGGGCGCTTCGATGAGAACGGTCACGATCGGCGGCATCCTCCTCGACCTCGACAACGGCACGTCGCGCCGCGTTGTGGAGGACCTGCCAGGTTGGGACGACGCCGCCGACGTCCGTAACGGGTTGCAGGCCAAGGCGCAGCAGGACGGCGCCTGGGACGGCACCGGGTCCTCAGACGCACGAACGGTCACCATCGCCGGTCTGGTGCAGGAGGCGACCACTGAGGCCGCCTACGCGGTGCTGTACCAGCTCGCCGCGTTGCGCCCACAGTCCGTCCACGAGATTGCCGTAGTCAACGATGCGGTCGGGTCACTGTCGGCCATGACGCGGGTGACCGTGGGCATGAAACCGGTGTGGGAGGACGACCGTTCCTTCACCTACACGATGACCGTCACCGCCCCGGACCCGCTGAAGTACGGCCCGCCGACCTTCGCGACCGCGACACTTGCCACGTCCACGCCGGGCGCGGGTCGGATCTGGCCTCGAGCATGGCCGACGGACTGGGGCATCCCGGCCGGTGTGACACCTGGCGCGGTGGCTGTGGCGAACGCTGGGACGGCGGCGTACTGGCCGCGTCTGCGCATCGACGGCCCGTCCCCGAACCCGGTCGTGTCCATGGTGGAGACGGGCGCGTGGGTGCGTTACGGCGGGACCTTGAC